GAATTAAGCAAGACGGCGGACATAAGACTAAGGAAAAGGGAAAAGAAATTTTCATTCCTTTAAAAAGAATTAACGGAAAAGATTTTAAAAAGGCTTAAATCATGGGAACATTCATCACAACAACAAGCTTAGAAATTATCATGGTTGATACTTCTTTTAATACAGCCACAACGGCGCTTGCGGATGAATGCATTTTAAATGCTGAAAATAAGATAAGAGAAATATTATCAAAGCGGTATGACGTTGCGTCCGCCGCTTTTCAAACATCAACATCAACGCCGCCGGTTGTTTCTACGTTATGCAAATGGTTAAGCGCCGGTTATATGTATGAAAACCTATCAAGAGGCGGAAAAGATGCCTTTAAAAGAGCGGATAGATATATCAATAAAGCCATGGGTAACATGGGTGATATTGTTAATTATAAAGCTAATATTGTTGATTCTACGGGGTCCGCAATAACCGAGGGCGCTCAATCTATTCCTTTATATTCAAACACAAATGAATATCACGACACTTTCGCCGAGGATGATCCGCTTTGCTGGAATATTGATTCTAATAAATTAGATGATATCGAGGATGATCGGGATTCTTAATCATGGGCTATGCTGAATTAAAATTTAAGAATAAAGCAGCGGAAAAGTTTTTAAGTGATATCGGGAAAAATGTTGATGATATAGCGGACCGTAAAAATGAATTTTGGGGCGCTTTGACATCGGTTGCTCTTAAGGATGTTGTTAAACATTTTGAAAATGAAGAGGGCCCAACGGGAAAATGGGAAAAATGGTCTGATTTATATGCTAAACATATGGCGCGCATAGGTAAAGACGGCAATAAAATCTTACAAGATAATGGCCGAATGAGACAAAGCCTTTTTAGAGCTAGCGAAAAATCTAGGATTAAACAAGGTCAATTATTATACAATCCGGCTAAGACTGACAACGGTTACCCATATGCAAAGGGCCATGATGAGGGCTCTAAAAAACTCCCACAAAGACAATTCATGTATTTATCAGGCCCGGCGGCGGAATTACTTGCTAAAATAACCGCGGCATATACAACCAAAAAGAGGTAATCATGGCGACAAATACAATTGATATTCCGGCAATTAGGGAACAAATAAAATCTATTTTAGATCTAAATAACACTACAGGATCCGCCCTAATTGATTTATCTCAAAATATGTCAAAGAGAGTGCAAAAAGTAGCTAAAATAAACCCTCAAAACTTCCCCTTACAAGCAAACCTTTATCCGGCCGTAACTATTCATACAACGGCGAAACCTATTGAGCCTAAGACTATTGCGGCAAATCAAATCAACGGCAAACGTCTTGCAAAGCTCAATTTTCAAATAACCGGGCACGTTTGGAATCAAAATTTTCTAGGTGATATATTCGACGATCCCGCGGAAAATGATTTAGAGTATTTAATGGAAAATATAGAGGGCGTTTTAAGAAATTATCCTGATTTATCGGGCGTTGCTAATTGGCAAATCCCTAATAATGTAACTTATCATACAGCTTCATTTGACGAGCAAACACATCTTAGAATAGGATTAATGGATATTGAATTAACAATATATTATTAAGAGATAGGGGAGTAAATGGACAAAGACCAAATAGTTCAACAATCATTAAACGCATACGAGCAACATAAGGAAATATGGCGAGAAAACGCCTCAAAAGCGGCAACAATGGCACCACATAAGCCATTAAGTGACTTTTTGAATGTTGGCATAGGTAAAGCTTGTCTAATTGTAGCTAATGGCTATTCCTTAGAGCAAAACATGGAAACCATTAAGAAAAACAAGGATAAAGTAGATATATTTTGTTGTGATAAAACTTTAGGTCATTTATTAGACAACGGAATTAAACCGACTTATTGCCTGGTATGCGACGCTAGGGTTGATTATGAGAAATATTTAAAACCCTATGAGGATCAATTAGAGGATACTATTTTATTTATAAATACTTGTGCAAATCAAGAATGGGCCATTAATGGCAATTGGGCGGACCGATATCAATTTGTAAATTTTGATTCTATTAAATCCGAGCTTGAATTTATGCAAATTAGCAAATGTTCAAACAAGATACCGGCCGGGACAAATGTTTCAAATGCTATGGTTGTCTTTTTGACTCAATCCGATAATACGGGGCGCAAAAATTACTTTGGTTATGATAAATTACTTTTAATTGGTTTCGATTATTCTTGGACTTATGACGGGAATTATTACGCATATGATAAGACCGGCAACGGAAAAACTCATTATATGAGACATATATATTTAAAGAATCGAGCGGGTAAAGATGCCTATTCGTCTAGTAATCTACATTTTTCGGCGCAATGGCTTGAAAAGTATTTGAAAAACTATCATTTACCGGTTGTTCAATGTGATGAAAATACATTGTTAGGCGTCGTTAAGGCGGGAGACCTAGACCAACAAATGCAATATAAATACAAGCTAGACGATGCGAAAATTGTTAGGCAAGATTTAATAAAACGTGATAAATTAAAACATGAAGTAAATATTATTGAGCAAAGATTAAAAACCATTGGAAACGACCATTTTAATAATTTTATACAAACTACTTAAGGGGGCATTATGTCTGTAGGCGACGGGGCGATTATAAGCGCCAAGAGCTATTTAGCAATAGGACGCGAAACAACTTTTAAAACATATAACACGGCCGCGGCCGGACTTGATGTTTTATCAACGTCATTCAAGACGACTCAAGAAAAGAAAATCTTAGAGGAAATAACCACTAGCCGGACTTATGGGAAATTTATCTCAACCACTAAGAAAATCGAGGGGAGCGTTGAGGCTTATGCATACGCAGAAAGCACGGCCCTTGCTTATATTATGGAAAATGCATTCGGGGCGGTTATAACATCGGCAACGGCTACGGGCGAAACCATAGGCGGCGCAGCGTTTACGCATACTTTTAATGTGGGTTGTTTTGATGAGTCATACACATCATTGTGTATAAATCACCGAAAAGGCGATTCAGCAAGCGCGCATGTTTTAGAATATAACGGCGTCCGTACTAATGAATTAGCGTTTACAGCGGAAATTGACGAGGCTTTGAAATTTAGCTCTAGTTTAATGGTTGTTAATGAAACTCAAACGTCAAACGACGTTGCAAGCGTTTTAGCTACTTTACAAAATGAGCCTTTATCATTCGTTAACGGTCGGGTTTCGATTGTTGCGGGCACTATGGGCGCGGTCACATCGACAAGTTTTTGGCATGTTCAAAGCGCCAATTTTGGGCTTAATAACTCATTAAAGGGCGATGCAGAAAGCGGCCGTATTGGGTCGGATGTTCTGGACGTATTACCGCCGGGGATTGCAACATTTAGCTTTTCAACAACTATGCGCTTTAATACTATGACGGCTTATGATGCTATGATTAACGATACTGAATTTGCCGCCGAATTAGACTTTCAAGGCGATACGTTAACGACATCATTAATCAGAAAAGGCCTTAAGTTTAAAATGCCTAGAATTGTTATAACCGACGCGGGGGACCCTGAAATTGGCGGCCCGGACGGGGTATTAACAAGCGAGGTTGTCTTTAGTGTATTAAGAGACGAATCAAGCGCGGGCGGATATGCTTGCCAAGCGGAATTAACAAACGCCGTCGGATCATATGCTTAATTTATTCGGACTATTCAAATCAAAAGGTTTAGACGATCACCTAAACCAAACCAAAAAGGTTAAAATTAAAGGTGTCGTTTTTCACATTAAGAAAATCGACACTTTGTCATATTTGGACGGATCCGAGGTTATGCAATCGGCTTATGATGAGTATAAGGTTAATAAAAATAAGGATACCACTATAAAAAAAGAGGATTCTAAAAGGATCCGTAAATATATGATTAATTTCCTTATGTCTTCGGTTGTTAAGCCTCAATTATCAAGGGATAAGGATTCGGCCGGGACATTTGTCGAGGATCTTTTCCACGACTGGGAAATGGTAAATGCCTTACATGAGCAAATAATAATTTATACTTATGGTAAAAAAAAAATCTAACTAAATATCTTGTGAGGTCCAAAATGATAGAATTAGACCTGATTTGCAAAAGATATAGTAAATTGCCAAGCGATATATTAAAGTTAGATATAACCGATTTTCAGTTTAATCAATTGGTTTATTTTCATGGAATTAAAGAGGAAAATAAACGAGTTAAATAAGGCGGGGCCGTGGCTAAAAAACAAGAGGCACAATTAATATTAATTTTAAAGGATAAGCTATCAAAGCCCTTTAAAAAGATAACCAACGGCCTAAAAAATTTCGCTCAAGGAATAAAATCAACCGCAAACTCATTTAAGGGATTTGCTTCTAAGCTTAAAAAGTTTGTTTCCGATCGTTTGGTAATTACGGCCGGAGATATTACAAACGCCTTAAGATCAATCGGCACGGCAATTGTCGGTCTAGTTAGGGATGCCGATCAATATAGGACCGTTGGACGGGCCTTTGAAAATCTCGCCGCCTCTCAAGGCGAGGACGCCAAAAAAATGCTTGCTAACATGAAAAAATTATCCGAGGGGACAATTTCGGAATTAACCCTAATGAAGCAAGCAAATAACGCTCTTTTATTAGGTTTACCCGTTGATCGTTTCGGCGATATGTTACGAATCGCAAGATCAGCATCAAAAGCAACCGGCGAATCAATGCAATTTATGTTGCAATCTATTGTGACCGGCATGGGTCGAGGCTCAAAACTTGTTCTTGATAACTTAGGGATTGTTTTTAAACTTGAGGATGCCTACAAGGAATATGCGGCAACATTGGGCAAAACATCGGCACAATTAACCGAAGCGGAAAAGAAACAAGCCTTTATTAATAAGGCTCTTGCCGTAGGGGTTGAGAATGCGGAAAAGGCCGGAGAACAAGGGATAAGCTTAAGCGAATCATGGGATAAATTAAAGGCGAGTTCTGAAAATTTATCTAATCATATGTTTTCAAGCTTGGCGCCGTCATTAACTAAGATTTTTGTAGGCTTAAGCAATATCATAGAGGCAACGGATATTTATGCAAATAGAAATAGCGTCGCGGGGAAAAGCGTTAGTGAATTAAGCAAAGATTTAGAACAAACTTTACAAGTTATTGAATTAAACAAGACGGCTATGGGATCCTTAAAAGCTAAGTCCGAAGAGTTTAAAAATATAAGAATGTTTACGCCGGGCGAATTAGAAGAGCGGGTAAAGCTTATTGAAGCGCAAATAGAAAAGGAAGGGGCTTTAGAAAGCAAAAGACTTGCCGGCATTGTGCAAAAAAAAGAGGATGCCAGGACCGAAGCATTAGCAAAACAAAGAGAAAACGACGAATTAGACCTAGAAAATAAGATAATAAAACAAGAAGAGGAACTTGCTCTAATTGGCGCAAACGATCAACAACAATTATCAGTAAAAATAAAAGGATACGACGCCGAATTAAAAACAAATATATCACATAAGCGCCGCATGGAATTGCTACAAAAAAAGGCCGCGACAACTGAAATATTAATTAATAAGGTTAAAGACGAGCAAATGATAAAGCAAAGAGATAAAACTCTAGGCTTATTTGCATCGTTAACCAGTAGCTCAAATAAACGTCTAGCGGATATAGGCAAGGCGGCGGCATTAGTACAAATTGCCATTCGTACACCGGAGGCGGTCGGGAATGCCTACACATTTGGGTCAAAAGGCGGCCCGGTTTTAGGCGCCGTTTTTGGCGGTATTGCGGCGGCGGCAATGGCTTCGCAAGCGGCTCAAGTTGCGGGCGTACAATTAGCCGAAGGGGGCGTTGTTCCGGCCACATCGGGCGGAATGCAAGCCACAATAGGCGAGGGCGGACGCGATGAGGCGGTTATTCCATTAGATGATTTTGACGGCGGCGGAATAGGCGGCAACGTGACAATTAATGTATTTGGCGGCCTCTTGGGCGACGAATCAAGCGCAAAAGAGTTTGCCCTTGAGGTTGATAAGCAATTGTTTAATCTAAGAAAAAATAATGAAAGCGTTGCCTTTGATTCGGGAGTTGTTTAAATGGAATTTTTAAAGAATAATTATTTTGAAACATCAACGGCATTGGTTGTCGATTCAAACACATTGACGGCTGACAACTTATTAATTAGGGATCCGTCTTTTCAATATGTGACCAACGGCTTAGACGACGATGCAACAACGTCAAGCTTGACCATTAATTTTGACTCAACATTATCAGTTTCTCGAATTGCCTTACAGCAAATAAATGTAAAGGCCTTTGATATATTTTACAACGGCGCAACCGCATCAACATTTACATTAGATTCGGCCGCGCATACTACAACAAGCCAATTTTCTAATAATTCTTATTCATCAATGATGCTAAAAACAAGCGCGGTTAATTGCACATCGGTAACATTTGATTTTAAATCAACTATAACGGCCAACGCAGAAAAGGCCATAGGATATATTTACCTAGGCGATACTAAATTAATATTCCCTAGAATCCCAACATCTAAAAATTATAAGCCTAAATTAAACGCAAAAGAGGTTGCCCACAAGTTAAGCGACGGCGGTTTAAGGTTGCATATCGTTGATAAGAAATTCTCAACTAAAATTAAATTTAAATATATTACCGAAACCTTTAGGGATGATCTTTTTACCGTTTGGGATGAAAAAAATGATTTTGTATTCTCGGCCTTTGAGACTTCCGCGGGTTGGGATGGGATATTTTATAAGGTTGTTTGGCCCGGCGGGTTTGATTTTTACGAATATTCCGAGGATAGCAAAACGGCTAATTTTACGGGCTCTATAACCTTGAATGAGGTTTCTTAATGAGTGGTATTTTAGGGGAGCTTCAAAATAATAAATCTAAAGTTTTTAGACGGGCTTATATAAAGCGCCGTTTATTGGCAACGGGGCTCTTTGAAAGCGAATGGCAACAAGTAGTTCAACAAATTGATCTATTAAAGCCGGGGCGAATTAGATTTTCAACAACAAATATTGTTGTTGCTAATGATAGCGGTCGATATAATCCCGAAGAGGATAACTCTAGTTTATGGTTTGGTTATGCTTCTCAACAAAGAACACTTTTAAAAATAGAGGCCGGATTTTCAAAACAAACACTTGGAGCGGATGGAATTTACACTAATTCCGAGGTACCAAATACTTTTTGGGATGCCGCGACTTATGACGAAAATACATGGGATGAGACGGCCATTGTTTACACGGGAGTCATTCAAGGCGATATAAATATAAATGATAAAAACGAATTAACTTTAAAGGCGATGCCATTAACTCAAATATTAAGAGATTATCCGGCGGCAAGTTTAGACGGCTATACATCAACGGGAATGGTTGCCAGTGATTTTATTACAATGGTTAGGGATCACCAAGATAGCGCGGGCTCTTATGTATTCAGGCCCTTTTTTGATGATACAACAACAAATTGGAACATAGCCACAACAACGGTTAATTATCCAACATTAGACGACGGAAACGCGGAAAATGTAATTGATAGAAGTGTTTGGGATGTCATTGAAAAGCTTGCCGAGGCCGAGAATTTTACGGCTTATGTCGATAATGAGGCGGTTTTTAACTTTGTTGGAAAAGATGCTATATCAAGCGCAACAAGCTATGAGTTTCACGGCGTAGGCTCTAATGATCGATCTTATGGAATACAGATAAAAGGCATTGATTTTTTTGGATTTAGACAATCAAAATATTATTCAAGGGTACAGGTTAAACATGCGGCCGCGGATACATCGACAAGTTACGAGACGGTTGAAACCCAATTAAGCGTTGGCGGGGGTAATGGCCCTTGGAATTATGGTCATAAATCATTCCAAATGAGCAATCTATGGTTGGATGCAACGGCGGCCTCTTTGATTGCAAATTCTATTTTTACGAGCGTTTCGGCTAAGAAAAAAGAGCTTGAATTTAGGGCGACATTTGTCCCGCATTTAAATATCAATGATAGGTTGGGGATAACATACGATACAAACCCGGTTGAGGTTGGGAGCTTATGGGATTTAAACACATGGGCGGATACATCGGCCGCCGCATTGACGGGCGATGAATTAACATGGGATCCTTTTGTTGGGTCCGCAATTTCTATAAATAATGATGAGTATAGGCCTTTGATGATAAGGGTTGATTTAGATAAATTAGAGACTAAAATAATTGCAAGAGAGGTTTAACCATGCCATCAAGCGCAACAATAACCGCATTTAATGAGTTTTCAGCTAAGACACTGATTAAGAGCGCGGATCATAATACAAATTTCGGTGTTTTTCGAGGTCATATAATTGCGGTTGATCCAAATACAGCAACGGCGGCGGCAACGGGGACTTATGATTTAGGCTCAACGGAATACGCTTGGCGCAATGTTTATGCCAACAATTTTATTTTAGCAACGGCGGCAAGTCTTGTGACAAATTGGAATAAATATTCAATTACATATACAGACTTACAGGCGGCAACGGCTACAAATTTTAGTGAGATTTTCTCAAGTCCGGCAATGGGCACAATTGAGCGGGTTGTAATGAGACAAACGGCGGCCTTTACCGGCGGCGGTATTTCAGCAATTAGCGTTATGCTTGGAACAAGCGCGGACAATGATCGGATCGTTATGCCGTACGATGCGTTTAACACTTCAACGGTCGAGGATATTTATTCAATCTTTGACGTTCCGGCCTTTGATACGGCAACATCAATTAGAGTTTATGCAACATCAACCGGGGCAAATCTTGATTCACTTGCCGCGGGAATATTAGACGTTTATGTTTTAAGAGGGGCCATTGAATGAAACACTTAAGAAAATATCTTGGATATATATTATTAATATTTTTATTTTCAATTTATGCATACGCCGCGACGGTTATCACGGCGGATTTAATACAATTAAAGCCTAGCACAATCCCGTCAAGCGGCAACGCGGGCGCGATTCGATACGACTCAAGCGCCAACAAAGCAAAATTATATAATGGCTCAACGTGGGGCGATTTAGGCGGCGGGGGATCCGGCGGGGCTAAAAATTATTTTAGTGATTCAAACGAAACCATTAACTCGGGATCTTTATCGGGCATCGTTAATGTTTATAATTCCGGGGGGGCTTATACCGACGGGACAAGTGGGATACCGACATCAGTCGGTATTGTATTAACATCAACCACGGGCTTATTAGAGGGCGAAAACTCTTTGGTGATTCAGCACGGCGCCGCGGACGGATCCGGGCATGGAGTTTCTTTAACCAGTCAAACGGTCGATCCTCAAGACTATGGCCGAAAATTATCCGGCACTATTGAAATCGATTTTTCGGGAATGTTAACAAGTGGGGACTGGTCTTTAAAGGCCTATGATATTACTAACAGCGTTGAGCTTGCCGTTATTGGGGATGATACCGAGGCAATCCCAAATAGAAAATTTGCTTTACCGTTTCAAATTATATTAGGATCCACTACAGCTAGTTATAGGTTAAGTTTTCATTTAGCTTCAGACAGTGATACGGCGTCCGAATATTTATTATATTTTGACGATATTAAAAGCGGGCCTAGTGGGCTAATTCCGGGCGCGATTATAACGCCGCCCGTCGATTTTACTCCCACGTTTACAAGTGGGCCATTTACTTTAGGCAATGGCACAATTGACGACGCTTACTGGTCAAGGTCCGGGTCTTATATGGTTGGTCATATAAGAATGGAATTAGGGTCAACAACAAATGTTGGGACTTATTTAAAAATAGATATACCAGACGGTCAAAGTGTAGACACAACAAAGTTAACGGTTGGCAATGAGGCCACGGTTGGGCGGGGTACGGCACTAGAGACGGGGATCACTAGAATGGCCTTGTCCGTTGTTGCGATATCGTCAACCGAACTCGAATTAAAATATTTAACATCCTCGGCGGTACCAACATCAATCACTGTGAGCGGGCCGCATACTTGGACAACCGGAGATATTATTGATTTTCAATTTAAAATCCCAATTTCCGGTTGGTCCGCGGGTGCAAGCATAAGCACCACCGAGGCCCTTTTTAGTACGGTTAAGGCACAAGCTCAATTAAGCAATAATCAGGCCATTGCGGCGGCAACCGCAACCAAAGTCACAATTGATGTGGCTTCAATTGATAAGTTTTCAATGGTTGATACTAGCTCAAATAGAATAGATATAATAAAAGACGGTGATTATTTAATAAATATTGATGCAACATTAAATAATGTTTCGGACGGCGAACAATACACTTTATTTTTATATAAAAATGGTTCCTCTTTACGCCGCCGTCTTGCTAATTCATCCGCAACATTAATGATTATTGATATTGACAGGGTTGTTTCACTTGTTAAAGGCGACTATCTAGAGGTTTACGTTGATTCTACGGTTGACACTAATTACACAGTATTGGGGAGCGCTGACGATTTCAGCATTGATGTAATTCGCGTTGCTGATTTTAGCGCCTTTTCCGTGCACGGGACAAGCGAATTAATTGAAGCAATAAATTCTACTCAAACAAGTTTCACAATCACCGCCGGGACATGGGGCGATTTAACAAGTATTATTTTAACGCCGGGCGAGTGGGATATTTCGGCGCTAATTGTTTATTATTCAAACGGCGCGACAACAACGGCCACATTAAATTGTGGTGTTTCTACGGAGTCGGGAAATTCTTTTAGTGATGCGGCAACGGGTGACAATAGAGTTTATGAGGCTAAAACAACAACAACGGGACGGGCGGACACTGTAAATCTTATGAGGAAAAATGTTACGTTAACGGAAACAACAACTTATTACTTAAAGGCAAATGCATCCGGATCCATTACAAACCTTGAAACATTAGGCTATAAAATATCAGCGAGGAGAATCAAGTAATGAAATTTTTAATTATAATTTTACTATCAATATTTAGTTTTCAAACCTTTGCAAAATGTTTAATTATTAATGAGTCAAAAATTGAAGACGCAACCGGCTTTACACCGGCGGGAATGGTTGAGGCTTGCCCATTAGACAACGACGGAAAAGACGTTAAAAACTTTTTAGATATAACATATCAGAAAAACCAAACAACGGCTTGTATAAGTGAGGCCGATTGTTACGCAAAACTAGAAAATCTTTGCAGGTTAAGCCGGTTTATGATGCGGCAAAAAGAGCGGCGAGACTTGCGGCAATTCAAACCGCCGAGGATGAGCAAAAATTAAAAGATGATAAAAAGAAAAATGACTGGACGGCTCTTTGTGCGTCCGCAAAGGCCGGACTTGAAACGCTTGTTTGCGAAGACAAGGGATATTTATAATAAACAATAAGGGGTTTTATAATGCCATCAAGCGCAACAATAACCGCATTTAATGAGTTTTCTCCCAATACTTCGGCCAAATCATCCGAAGTAAACACAAATTTTAGTGTTTTTCGGGGCCATATATTGCCGGTAAATACAGACACCGCAAGCGCGTCCGATTTGACACATGATTTGGGTACGGATGATCATAGGTGGAATAAGGCTTATGTTGG